CTAAACTGCAGCTAACTTCGACGCCGGCGCTGCCGTCAGTGGTGCCACCCACTGCGCCAGGTGATCCGCCGACAGGTGCGCATACCGCTGCACCATCTCCATCGTTTCCCAGCCACCCAGCTCCTTGAGCACCTGCAGGGGTGTGCCGCGCTGCACGTGCCAGCTGGCCCAGGTGTGCCGCAGGTCATGCCAGCGGAAGTCCCGGATACCGGCCCGCGCGAGCGCCTTGTGCCACGCGGCGGTGCTGGTCTGGTACACCGGCTTGCCGCGGAAGACGAAGACGGCCTCCACGTGCTCGGGATCCCGCTTCTTCGGCAGCTGCCGACGCAGCACCGCGATCGCCGTGTCCGACAGCGGCACCGTGATCGCCTTGCGCGCCTTGGCCTGGTCCGGGTGGATCCAGGCCACGCGCCGCACCAGGTCCACCTGCGACCACGCCAGCCCGGTCACGTTGGCCCGGCGCAGGCCCGTCTCCAGGCTGAACTGCGCCATGTCGGCCAGGTGCTCGGGCAGCACGGCCAGCAGCCGCTCCGCCTGTGCCGCAGTCAGCCAGCGGATGCGCTTGCTGGCCACCTTGGCGCGCTTGCGCTTCGGCGCGCTGTCGAGCCACCCCCACTCCACCGCGGCATTCAGCACCGCCGTCAGCACGCCGATCACCCGGCGCACCGTGCCGGCGCTGACGGTGCCGTCCAGCTCTTTGACCCCCTGGCGGGTGCGCACCGTGCGCCGCTCGGCCCGCTTTACCGCGGCGATCGCATCGACGCGGTTGCGGTCGATGGTGGCCAGCTCGGTGCCGTCCAGATGCGCGTGCAGCCAGCGCAGGTGGATCTTCGACGTTTCCAGGCTGGCCAGCCCGGCGCGGTCGCCCACGTAGCGCACCACCGCGTCGTTCCAGGTGTAGCGGGGGCGCTGCCCCAGCTTCGCCTGGTTCCACAGGTCCACCTTCAGCCTGTCGTGGAATTCCTGCGCCTGCCTGGCGTCGCTGGTGCCAGTGCTTCCCTGTAGCGGCGTGCCGCCGCCAGGGGGGTACAGCTTGTAATACCACTTGGTACTGCCTTTGCGTTTGAAGAGCGACATGGCTCACCTTCCTTTGCCAGATCGCCTTGCACAACTCGCGGGATCCATTCTCCGGCGAGGTAGCGCTCCAGGGCAATCTTCGAGAACATCCAGCGCTTGCCGACCTTGCGGCCGGGCAGCGCGCCGGCCTTAGCCTTGAGGCGCACCGTTTCAGGGTGGGCGCCGAGCAGCGCGGCCGCGGCGCCCAGATCGATCGTGGGGCCGTACAGGGTCACGCCGTCACCCTGCGAAACTCGATCACCCACATCCAGGGATTGGCCGCGCACGTGCCGGCGCCGCCGATCAGCTCCCACAGGCGGCTCATCGTGCATCCTCCATCCGGTCGGCAGGCGATGCACCCGGCCCAATTGCCATGGCCGCCGCGAGAACTACCGAACCGCCCACCTCACACTCAGATAGCGCAAGCAGTTGCAACAGCATCGCCAAGCGCTCGCGCCACGGTCTCAGGAAATGCCTGCGCTGGTGCGCATCGACCTGCAGCGGCGTGCCGTCGGCGGTGTCCAGCGGGCCGCCGATGATGAGCTGCGCCGGCGCCAGGCCGTCCAACTCTTCCCGCGCTGTCACCCACCAGGCATACCGCTGAGCTGATTGGGCTTCCGTCGCGGTTTCCAGCAGGATCGCCTCGGCGATGGTCAGCAGGTTCTCGCGCGTCGACCTCGGGAAATGGGCCAGCGTCTTGCCGGCGGCGTCGGCCTCGGGATACAGGCCGGTGCAGATGATCTGGGCCACGCGCCGGACATAGGGCACGGGCTGCTGGGAGGTGGTCACGTTGGTCATGCTGCTTCTGCGAGGTGAACGATCTGGCCGGCTGCCACCGGACCCTGAGCGGTCGCCCGGCTTTCGGCCTGCAGGGTCGCCACCAGCAGCTGGCGGCGCGTGCAGGCGCGCTGCATGTCGTCGGTCAGGTTCAGGCCCTGGCCGATCGCGCGGAACTCGTCGCCGGTGACGCCTAGCGTGCCGCGCCGAGCAAGCCGCTTGCCGACATCGGCAACCGCGATCACGGCGGCGTCCATGGCATCGCGCAGCGCCTGGTTGTCGGCGTAGTAGAGGGTCGCCACCGCCTGGCCGACGTTGATACGAAAGGCGAGGGTGTGCCACGCGGCCTCGGTGGCGGTCCCATCGAGGATCTTGCTCAGCTCGACATGCGGAATGAGCTGCAGGTCCACCTCGGCGTTGCGGCTGAAGCGGAACATCACGGGCAGGCCGCAGGTGCGCGCGGGGCGCGGCCGGCGGGTCTTGCGGTGTTTGCTGGCTGGCATGGTTGCTCTCCAGGGCTGGGTCAGTCGTCGAAATCGCCGGCGGCGCGGCGCTTCAGGTCGGGGGCACCGCCAGCGGGGCGGCGGGCCGCGCGCTGCAGCTCGCGGCTGGCCGTGGCCCGGGCCGCGGCTGCCAGAGCAGCGCGCAGCAGGTCGGACATGGCGTCGAACGGGGTGGCGATCCGCATCGCGCGATGGGCGCGACGCAGATCGGCGTCGGTGACGGCGGGCTTAGCCACGGCGCGCTCCCCGACGAAAGAAGCCGGCCCACACGCCGCGGCCGTAGCACACGGTGAAGAACAGGCTCACCCAGAACATGCCGGGCTCGCCCGTCGCGGCGGTCAGGTACAGCCAGGCCGGCTGGCCAAGCAGCCCGACCAGGGAGCCCCAGCGGGCACGCGCGGCGCCGGCGTTGAGCAGGTAGATCGAGCCCACCGCGGTGGCGATCATCCAGAGGTTGAGCAGCGCGAGCATCAGATGGCCCTCCCAATGGCGCGCGCGCAACAGAAGCGGGGCGGCTCGGTCAGGTGATCCAGGGCGCCGAGTTGCGCATCGAGGCGACAGCGGGCGATCGCGGTGAACTGCAGGCGCACACCGCTGTGCGACACGATGAAAACGAGGAACGCGCTCATGCCGGTGCTCCCGCGGATTCGGGGACGGTGGGCATCACGACCGGCTCGCCGGCCAGCAACGCGCAGCAGCCTTCTTCCAGATGGATCACGACAGAGCATTCGTTGCCGTCGTGGAGCGTGATTTCCAGCGTCTGGGTGGCGAACCAATAGGGCCGATCGTCGTGGGTGGCCAACTGGAACTGAACTGGCTTCACGGCGATCTTGGCCGCGGCGCATAGGGAGGTTTTGATGGAATTCATGCTCAAGCTCCTTTGTTGCCCGAACGATCCTCGAAGACCCAGCACTTGACCGTGGTGGGGCGCCTTGGCGCGGCGGGATAGTCGGTGTTGTGACGCGCGTTGATCGCGCTGTTGACGACCCTCAGTTCCACGAACTTGCGATGCCGCGAGGTGCGCAGCACCCGCTTGAGATCGGTAAGCGGAGGGAGGTTGAGGCGGCGGTCATTGGCCACCTGTTCGAAGTGCCGCAGGCTGATGGCGATGGTGCCGCCGTCACCCCGGGCGTGGTTGAGCACGGCGTGATCGTCGTCCGCCGATTCGATGTGGTCGTACAGCTCCCAGAATTCCTGCACCAGCGGGTGGTCCGCGCCGATGGCTTGCTGGCGCTCGACCGCCATGGTCACCAATTGCTTGATGGCGGCGTCCCGGTATTCCTTGGGCAGCGGCAGCACGTGCCCGAGGCAATCCACCAGCGCCATCACCTGGGCGTGGTTCTTCACCAGGCGCTGGTGCTTGACCTCCGGGTGCTTGGCTAGGTGGTCCTGGTACGTGGGCATGCGCTCCAGGTAGGAGGCGAGGATGTCGCGCTCCTTAAGGATGGCCGTCAGCAGGAAGCCCGACACGTCTTCCACCGGCATCTGTTCCAGCGCGCGCGCCGCGGCGAAGGTGTCGGCGTTCTGCCCGGTGCGGTCGAAGTACAGGTGCACGATCCGCTGCAACACGGCCTCGCTGGCATTGACCTCGGCGTTCTGGCTGATGACGACCGTGCCACGGAAGGGCGGCTCGTAGGTCTCGTTGCCCGCGTTCTTCACGCCGCGGGCCCGTGTGCTGCGGCCGTTGTAGGCGGTCTTCAGCTCATTCCAGTCGAAGCCCTTCACCTTGGCGCCGTCTTCGCCGCGGTCGCCCTCGATCAGCACCACCGGCAGGTTCGACACCTGGGCGAAGTTGCGGGCACGCGCCGCCAGCGAGGACTTGGACGGGTCGAAGCCCTCATAGTCACGCCGGCCGCACAGCTTCCACAGGAACTCGATCAGCGTCGACTTGCCGGCGCCCGGCTCGCCCACCACCTCGAGGAACGGGAAGCTCTTCTGCTTGATGTCCTTGCCCTCGCGGATCTGCTCGGCAAAGAGACTGCCGAGCCAGAACGCCAGCGCAACGATGCCCTTGGCGCCGAAGGCACGCCAGATCAGTTCCAGCCATTCGTGCCGGAATGCCTTGAAGTCCCGGTTCAGCGAGAGGCCGGCCGATCCGCCGATGGTCTTGATCGACTGGCGGCCCACGTCGAAGAAATCCTCGTCGTTGAGGGTGTAGAGCTTGCCGTCCTTGACCGCCACGTCCGCATACACGTAGCAGCCGTGCTCCTTGGTGTATCCCACGAAGTCGATGGTCTGCACGCTCTTGATGCGGTGCATCTGCTCCTTGAGGTAGCTGTCCAGATGCGCGTTCGTGCCCGTGTAGAACGCCCCCGGCGCCACCGCCAGCAGTCGCTTCTTGAACTCCGTGGCGGACGCAACCTGCGAGCTAGTGAAGGTGTTCTTGACCGGCTCCGAGTCGTGGGGGAAGGCAACGCGGAAGTAGTACCAGGCCTCGTCGGTGGCGGCATTGGCCTGGTAGTACAGCACCGTGGGCAGGCAGGTGGCGATGTTGGTCACCACGCCGGCCTTGAGCATGGCTTCGTCGCGGATCTCATCCTCGGTCAGGTCGTCATGGGCGTTGCGCACTTCGCCCATCTCGCGTGTCAATGCCTCCAGATCGACCTTGAACCAGTACAGCTTGCTGTCGAAGTCGAAGGCGAACTGGCTCATGCTGGTGCGCCCATAGATGAGCCGAGCCTTCTCCGCGGGACTGGGAGCGGCCATCAGGCCGCCGAGATAGCGGTACTCGTCCAGGTCCTTGGCATCGAGCTTCCCGAGCTGGTGCAGATCGTTCCAGTCGCGTTTCTTGGTGCCGACCTGCTTCGGCAGCGCGATGGAAGCCTCCCAGCCTTCGTCCCGGGCACGCCTGAGCCACTGCAGGCCGTAGCGCGTACCGGCGCGGTCGGCATCGAGTGCCCACACCAGCTTCGGGCGTGGCTTGCTGGCCGCAGCCAGCTGTTCTGCCAGGCCGGCCAATGCCTTGGAGGGGTAGTTGGTGCACGACATGGCGGCCACGGCCGCGATATCGTGATGCCACAGCGCGATCGCGTCGAAGATGCCCTCGACAATCCAGATCTCGTCCACGCTCCCGGCGTTCAGCCCCGGCGGCTGCCACCACATGCCGCCGTAGCTGCCGTGGAAGGTCGCCTTGCGGTCGCCGAAGCGGTGCGCCTGGTCGATGATTCGTTCCCAGTACACGCCGGCGCCCAGCACGAAGCGCACGGTGGCGCTGCCCAGCTTCAGTTCGTGGCTGTAGTAGCTCTCCTGGGTGTACCAGTCGCGGACCTTGTCGAGGTTGAAGCCGCGGCCGTCGCGCATGTAGGCATCGGCAGCCGCCTTGGGGTTTTCCGGTGTGGGCTTGAAGCGGTCGCTCCAGCTCTCGAACAAGTCCGGGTAGATGTCCTTGATGTGCAGCTCGGCGCCGCAATGGTTCAGGCGGTTGCACTTGAGCACCCATGGCGCATTGCCGAAGGCCCACAGCGTCTTCTTGGCGCAGGCAGGGCACTGACCGGCCTCCAGCTTCTCGCCGCCGCGCTTCTGCTTGAAGGCGTAGTCACGCAGCAGGCGGCCGGTGACTTCGCTGTGCAGGGATGGGTTCATGAATCGTCAGGCAAAAGGAGTCCCTCACGCCCCGGAAGGGGCATGAAGCAAAGGAATCAACAGGGAAGGGGGTTAGGCTGCGGTCAGGTAGGCAGCAGGTCCATCTGCCGCTCGTCCATCAGGCCCGGACGCACCTTGCCAACGGGCAGGTACGCCTTGGGATTGGGACGCATGCTGGGCGCGATGGTGGAGATCACCGAGGTGATGGCCTTGCAGGTGTAGGCGCACTCGATGTTGGGGCATTGCCAGTAGCTCTCTTTCGAAAGCAGCGATACCACGCGGCTGGTGCGGATCTTCATGCGCGATTCGCAATGCGGGCAGGTCAGTTTCACAGCGATTTCCCCGGAGGTACTACCAATTTAAAAGCACGTCGTTTGCCGGTCATGCGCTCGGCAGTGCGGCGCAGTCCGGCCTTGGCCAGCCATTCGGCAGCCTGTTGTAGCGTCGTCAGGCCTTGCTCTTGACGTACCCGTTCCAGCACTGCCTCTGCTTGCTCGGTCAGTTGGATTTCGATGTCCGGCATCTTCTCGGCAGCTCAAAAGTGACTTCGCTCAGGCGCTTCGCGTCTCTACAGTGGTTCCCAGCGACAGGACCTGCTCGGCTTCGCGGAAGATGATCTGGCGCAGGAGGGTGGCGGGCTGTTCGCCCTGGTAGTTGGCCAGGGCGGTGATCAGGTCGAACTCGTAGTCGTTGAAACGCAGGACTACGCGGTTGTCACGAACACGTTTCGGGTCGGGATACATTGCCAGTCTCGGTAGGAACGGAAAGGATCACGACGCTCTGGAGGAGCGGCTTTCATACACCGCCAGGCCCTCAAGCAGTACCAGACGGGCCAGGCTCGACACGGAGCGGTTCTCCTGCAGGGCGAGCCGTTCCAGCTTCTGCCGCTCCGTAGGGAGCAGCCGAACGCACACCGGCTTGTCGCTGAGAACCCCACGTGGGGAGCGGGTCCGCGGCGTTTTGGCTGTGGTCATGGCGGATATACTTGTGTGAGTTAGCGTTGCACAACAAATTATATGCACCGAACGGTGCATTTGACAACATCGAAATGAACCAATCGGTAAGCATCGGCGACCGGCTGGCTGAGGAACGGAAACGGAAGGGCTTGAACCAGGCCGCTTTCGCGACCATTGGCGGGGTCTCGGTCAAGACGCAAGTCCTTTACGAGAAAGCGGAACGAGTTCCGGACGCCAACTATTTGGCCGCCATCGCGGGCGCAGGCTTCGATGTGCCGTACATCCTGACAGGCAATGCCACCTCCGCAGGCTTATCTAACGAAGAGGTCGCGTTGGTGAAGGGCTACCGGACGCTGGACGACCGTGGGCGCGCCGGTGTGCTGGCATTGATTGGTGGCATGCAGTCTCCAGCAGCAGTGCAAATCGAAGGCGAGGTCTCTCAGGTCGTCCACGGGGGCATGACGGTCACAGCGCCGATGAACTTCACCATCAATAAAAAGAGCCGAAAGTAGGCCGTTAATGGGGGCGGGGCTGGCTTCTGGCCGCTTGGCCAGTCACGCAAGAACAGGGTGAGCGGCCTGTTTTTGCAGTGTGGGGTCAAGTAGCACAATGCAGCGCAAAGTCGCAGTCAGCGGCGATGTGAGCCAACTTGTTTCCGGCAACGTCGTCCACGAAGCACCGGCCACGGTGCACCAGCAGAACAACACCGTCACGTACAACCTGCAGTCGGCTGTTCAGGAGCCGAAGTATTTGTCGTGGCGCCAGCGTCAGGTCATTTCCGCCAAGGTTGATGAGGTGGCCAAGGCTGAGGGAGTCGAGCGCCTGGCCATCTACAAGACGCTGCTCAGCGATCACGACGCGCAGAACATGAAGGTCATGCCGGCCGATCGGTTCCGCGCCATCATGGACGACCTGGCTGTAGCGCTCAGTGAAGCGAAGAGCCGATCCGTCGCAGCGAATGACGCCGCGCCGGCACCGGTCGATATCTCGCCACCGGTGATGATCGATCCGAAGCCTGTTGCCCCTGCTCGCGGCGGGCGTGCCAGGTTGGGCGCGCTTCACTGGCTCCTGTCAGTTTGCGCGGCAGCTGCGGGCGGTTTCCTGATTTGGGATCGCGTGGCAGCGGAGCCCAATGTGCCCGTCAATATCTGCCAGTTCCAAGGCAAGCCGTATTCGATCGGCAGCGTCACGGCAATGCCGCCAGTGGGCGTGTACGAGTGCCAAGCGGAAGGTGAATCGACACCGAAGTGGGTGCCAGCGCGCAATCTCGGCAGCGCGTTAAAACGACGCTTTTAATACATTCACAAGAACCGCGAAGGAAATAAGAAAAATGGCTCTGGTCAAATGCAAAGAATGCAAAAAGGAAGTTTCAAATAAGGCGAAGCTGTGTCCGCATTGTGGCGTTAAGAATCCCGCTGTCGGTGGCAAGGAGACGCTTATAGGCCTGGTGGCGATGCTAACGGTCGCCGTGATGTTGATGCAATGCATGGGCGGTTCGAAGGAAGGCGGCACAGATAAGGCGGATGCAGCTGCCAAGGAGACTCCTGAGCAAATCGCCGCCAAGGAAGCTGCCTGCAGGTCAGACCTGCAATGCTGGGGCGACAAGCACGCAATCGCCGCGGGCATTGCTTGCGCGCCCGCAGTTGAAAAACTTGCCAAGTACAGTCACAAGTGGACCGACGGCATGATGGAAACCAAGTTCCCCCGCTTCCGTTGGGCGAACAAGGACCATTCGGCGATCACCTATATCGGCGACAAGATCCAGTTCCAAAATGGCTTTGGCGCCATGCAGAACCACCTCTATCAATGCGACTTTGATCCGCTCGCAAAGCAGGTAGTAGGCGTCCGAGCTGTCCCTGGACGCCTGTAACAATCGGATTCCTCGGCGCTTAGGCGGCGCTCGCCTCGATCCCCATCAGCCGGTCGTTCGCCGCTTCGTGGTAAGCGGGTTCCAGCTCACAGCCAATCCATCGGTGGCCAGCTTCTTTGGCGGCAACCAGGAAAGTACCCGAACCGGCGAACGGATCGCAAACCACGCTGCCTGGCGGCACTAGGCGGACCACTTCTCGCGCCAGTCCCATAGGCTTTTCGGTCATGTGGCGCTTGGGGCGAGGTAGGCGCTCAGCAAACACGCCGGGCAGGTGGACCTTATGGCCCGTCGGCACCGCGCCCTTGGTCGCCCATACCATGAATTCGGACTGCTGTGAGAAGCCGCCCAGGCGCGGGCGCGCACCGCCCGAGGTTTTGTCCCACACGGCCACGCCGCGCCAGATGAATCCAGCACCCTGAATGGCATCGGTGAGGCTCGGCAGTTGCCGCCAGTCGGTGAAGCACACCAGGTGCCCGCCTTCTTTGGCCGCACGAAACGCCTCGCCTAGCCAGCTCATGCACCAGAAGGTCCATGAGCGCTGGTCTTTGTTGTCGTGGCCGAACTCAGGATATTTGATCTTGACGTCACTGCCGATGTACTTCTGGCCAGGCGTCTGCGCACGCGTGGTCGCATGCAGGCCACCGGACGAATAGGGCGGATCGGTGAAGAAGAGGTCGACGGACTGGTCGGGCAAGCCGCGCAGCACATCGAGCGCGTTTTCACGGTACAGGCAATCGAGGGCCGGCGCGTGGGCGGTCGGGTTCATGGATGGCATCTCCAGTACACGAAGCTCGACGGCCTTCTGGTGCGGGGCGCTCGGCCCTCAGTTGGTTCATGGTGCCGCAGCGCGGACATTTGATGGCGAGGCGAGTGTATTCGCCCACGCCGAGCTTGCGGTTGCAGCTGCCGCAGCGGATTTCCTGCATTCGGTTGATCTTCCAGCGATGTGCTAGGATGCCGGCGCCTCGCGAGGTGGCGCGGCCCTGGCCGAACTGGCAGGTCCGTTCTGCTGGTGCGGGTCGTGGCCGGTGCTCCAACACCTGCCACGTCGCCGCGTCTTTTTCCCGGCGCCGGCTCTATGCCGGCGCGCCCCTTGCGAGGCCCCCCATTCTCCGCGCGCCTATTCTGGTCGCGCCGGTATCACAGGGCACCGCCATGATGCCCCGCGCGCGTGCGAAGTGCATCCTCAGGGTGTTGTGGGCGCTGAAGCTACAAAAGCGTTGACCGCCGTCGCCTATCTCTGCTCCGCATCGTCCAGCGCGGAGGGCTTGATTTCCAACTCTAGCGACGTGGTGTATCCCTGTTCAGTCAGGCTGTGGGTGACCTTAGTGACGATCCAAGCGGTGTTATCGATCTGTGGCTTCCAGCCATGTACCGCTGCGGGCAGCTCCGGAAAAAGATCCGGCCGGCCGCGCGCGAGGATGATCGTGAAGGTCGCCATGCCGCGTTGGATCCGCTGCCATTCAGCGCGCGCCGCCCGCTCCGCATTGGCTTTCGACGCATACGTATGGCGCAGCACCTTCACATTGTCGGGGTTGGGCGCCGTGGCAACTGACCGCGCCTTCTTGCCCTGGGCCGGCTTCTCGGTGACCGCCGCGGCATTCGACGCATCGATCACCACTTCGCCTTTCTTCGCCAGGCGCGTGTCCTGGTAGCTTGCCTTCACCCCGTTGTAGTTCTCCCGGTCGGCCACCATGAACCTGTGGGTGTCGCCGCTGGCCCGCGTGATGAGGACAGTGGGCAGCGGGATACCGGACGCACTGAGTGCCTCGCCGGCCTTGATGAACAGCAGCTTGCCCTGCTTGACCGTCGCGATCGCGTCATAGTCCTTCGCCAGGCGAGAGAGCAAGTTGGCGTCAGATTCGCCGGTCTGGTCCAGATGCTCGATGACCTGGTTGGCCAGCTGCTGCGCGACCACCGCGGCGAGCTGGTTGCGGCTGGCGATCGCGCGCACCACGGCGCCGATGGTCTTGTCCCGGAAGCTCCGCTCCTTCCGCGTCGTCAGGTCGCTGCCCAGGTCGGCGCTGCGCGCGCGAATCGTGAGCCGGTCAGGCGGGCCGCTGTGCTCAATCTCGTCCACCTTGAAAATGCCCTTGTCCACCACGCCGGCGTCGCTCCAGCCAAGCGCCAGCGCCAGCCGCACGCCCTTCTCGGGGAGGTCCAGCATGCCGTCGTGGTCGTCCAGTTCGATGTCGAGCTGGTCGGCCTCGAAGCCGCGGTTGTCGGTAAGGGTGAGCGACATCAGCCGCCCCTGGAAGCGGGTGGTGATGTTCTTCCCGTTGTGGACCAACTGGTAGACCGGCCGCGGCTCGCGTCCAGCAGTGGTGCGCGGCTCGGCGCGGTCGGCTGAAAGCGTCATTCCACATCACCCTCCCCGCTGCCGATCAACGCTTCGGCCTCGTCGTCCACGCGGGTCAGCTTGACGGTGAACTCGATCCGCCGGGCTTTGCCGTCCTGGAAGAAGTAGGTACGCGTGACCTGCAGGTTCTCGACCACGAACAGGCCGTAGTTGCGCCCGGTGCCCTCGATGAGGACATAGGCCTCGCCGCTGTCACCGAGCTTGCGCAGATCCTCGATCGAGTCGTCGCCCCCCGTCAGTTCGGGCGCCAGCACGCCGGCAAGCGTGATCGTCTCGTCGTCGGGGCCGAGGAACTGGCGGGCAGGGCGGCGGCCAGTGCGGCTGTTGGCCGGATGCCGCCAGCCGATCTGCTGCTGGAAGTCCTGGTAGGGAGCAGTGTCCAAGCTGAACACAAATTGCCCGAGGGCCATCATCATGGTGTCAATCCCTGTCGGTTAAGCGGGAACGGTCCCGGGCGGCGCGCTGGGTTTCGGCCTGCCGCAGCTTCTCTTCCACCAGGCGCGCGATTTCCCGCTCGTCCATGCCAGGCGCGCCGTAGACGTTGATGGTGATCGGCGCGGCCTGAAGCATCGGGGCTGCCGCGGAAGCGCTGGCCGGCGCGGACACAGGCGGCCCCGTATCGAACTTCACGGCTGCCACCGCGGGCGTGGCGCCAACTGCCACCCCGGCCCCGACGGCTGTCAGGGCCTGCGTGACGCGCGCGATGGCGCCCATCGGCCCGCCCTGGCCCTGGTTGATGCCCTGCTCGAGCCCCGCCATGGTGAATCCCCCCAGTTCGGCAAAGACGCGGCTGGGGGAGTGGATGCCGAGCTTCTCCTTGAACCAGGTGACCGCCGCGCCAGCCGCACCGGTCACAGCATCCCGCACGCGGGCGAGGCCGCTGGTGATGCCGTTGGCAAAGCCCGCCATCACCTGCGCGCCGGCATCGTAGAAGGCCGTCGCCAACTGCAGCGGCATGCCCAGCACCGTGCCGAGGGCCTGGCCGATCCTTTGCCCCATCGACTGCGCCGCGCCGCCAATATCCTCCACCGGTGTGACCAGGCGCGTCAGCCATCCCCACAGATTGAAGAAGAGCGGGCCCACGACCTGCCACACCAGGGCAAACGCGGTGCTGACGCCCGGAATGGCCAGGACCACGCTGCCAATTGCAGTGGCCAGGCGCCAGGCCGCCGTCACCGCGCGCATGAAGGCGTCGGCGAAGCCTGCGGCCGCCGGCCCGAAGGCGCTGGCGATGCCGCTGCCCAGGCCGGAGAAGAATGCCCGTATGGGAGCCCAATACTTGTAGACCAGCGCTGCGCCAGCGGCCAGCGCCGCCACCGCGGCCAGGATGGGCCAGGCAAAGGGCAGCAGCGCCAGCCCACGCACGACATTGAAGAGTGCCCCGACCCGGCTCGTCACGCCGGCCAGCAGCGTGCCGAAGCGGCCGGCCGCGCTGGTGGCGACATTGAAGATTGGCGCCAGCCGGCTGCCGACGCCGCCCAGCAGTTGGGCGCTGCGCGAGAGCAGGGTGGTGGCCGTCGATGCGCGGGTGAGGGTTGGCGCTAATGTGGAGAGCCGAATGCCAAGCATTTGCAGTCCATATCGGGTCATCACCAGCGGCCCCAGCACCGCAGCCATGGCAAGCGTCAGCGCGCCCATGGCGGCAAGCAGCACGCCCGCCGCCGCAGCGCCCTTCATCAGCCATCCCACCAGTGCCGGGTTCGCCTGTGCGAAGGCATTGAAGCGGCTGACCAGGTTGCCGACGGTATCCATCAGCCCGACGATGGTCGAGCGCAGCGCTTCGCCGGCGGCACTGCTGCCATTGAACAGCTGGTTCTGCAGGCGCTGCCAGCGTGCGGAGATGGTCTCCTGGCGCGCTGCAAACTCCCGGGCCATCGACCCCTCGGCGTCGCTGCCGTTAGCCAGCATGAGCTGCCGGCGCAGTTCATCCGGCTTGTCGACCAGCTTGGCCAGCGTGTCGGAGTGCTCCATGCCGACCAGCTCCACCATCACGCCGATGCGCTTGTCCTTGGGCAGCTTCTGCACCGCCTCGATCACCTGGAAGATCGTCCCGGTGGCGTCGGTGGCCATGCCCTTCTGGATGGCGGCGCTGGACAGGCCGATCTCCTGCACGGCGGCCTGGAATTTCTTGGTGCCCTTCTCGGCAGCTGCGAACTTCTGGACGATGGCGTTGACTGCCGTAGCGGCTGTCTCCGGTCGCTCGCCCAGCGTGAGCAGGGTCGAGGCGAGCGCGGCGGCATCCGACGAGGACATCTTCACCGTCGACACCACGCCGGAAATCCGGTTCAGCACGTCGATGATGTCCCCGCCCTTGCTGATGGCGTTGTCGTCCAGGTAGTTGATCGAGTCGGCGAGTGCCTGGATCTGGTTGACCGGGATGCGGAAGTTCTTCGCCACCTTCCCCATGCTCTCGGCAATCTCGTCCGGCACCGCATCGAAGGCGGTGGCCATTATGGCAACCGTACGGGTGTAGGCGACCAGCTCTTCGCGCGGCACTTCCATGCGCGCGCCGGCAGTCACCATCTCCGCGATGGCCGTGGTCGGGATCGGCAGCTCTTCGCCCAGCAGCTTGATCTGCCTGGCCATGTCGTAGTAGACCGCAGTCAGCTTGCCTCCTGCATCGCGCGCGCCCTCCACCTGGCGGGCAATGCCCAGCATGGCGTCCTCGAAGGACACATAGTCCTTCACCGCCTTGGCGATTGGCGTGAGAGCCACGCCGCCGGCGGCCGATGCTGACACGCCCGCGCCAAGCATGGCATTGCGGGTGGCCATGCCCTTGGCATAGCCGGCCTGGGCGGCAGCCAGGCGCCGCTGGTGCTCGCCGACCGCCTTCAGCCGGGCTTCCTGCTGCGTCAGCGCCTGGGTGGCCAGAGCGATTTGGCTGCGCAGGTCGCCCTGGGCCTGCCTGAGCGATGTGGTGCTGATGCCGGCGGCCTGCAGCCGGCCGCGCACCCCTTCCAGGTTCTGCTGCAAGTCAGCGCCGCGCTGCTTGAGCAACTGCGCCTCGCGGACCGCCGCGTTGAAATTGCGCGTCATGGCGGCCGACGGGCGCTCGGCGCCATCCATTTCCTGCGCGAGGGCTTTGACGCGGGCCTGCGCGGCACGCAGCTGGTTGCCCGCGATCGCCGCGTCTTTGGACAGCTTGCGGAAGCTGTCGATGTTGGCCTGCGTGCGGTTCAGCTCTTTCAGCTGGTCGCGCGCGGCCCTTACCGTGCGCGCCAGCTCGGTGCTGCTGCCCATGGCGTTGCGGAAGGGTCGGGTGAGGCGGTCCACCGCCTGCAGGACGACTTCCAGTCTCAGGTTGCGAGGCACGCTCATTCGTCGGTTCCGCTTCGTTGCCGGGCGCGCTCGCGCCACTCCATCAATTCGGCCACACCCATGTCAAACAGACGGTCGGGCGGCCAATGAAAAATCACTGCAACGTCGGCGATGGCGTCTTCGACTCGGGCGGGTAGGCCTCGGCCTTCGCCGCCTTCGGCAGCAAAAAACCGCTCACCGCGGTGGCAAGCTGCGTCATGTCGGCCGGATCCAGCTGGCTCACGTCATGCGCGGTCAGCGTCGGCGTGGTGATGCGCGGCAGCACCGTATGCAGGGCGGTGACCTCCATGCGCATCAGGTCGACCAGGCTGCAGCCGCGCAGTTCGCCGGCGGCAGGCTTGCGCACGGTGATGGCGGTGATGACTTCCTTGCCGCGGTTGATGGGAGTGTCCAGCGTGATGGTTTCGGATTTCGCTTCGTTCATGATGGTTCTCGGGAAGAATAGGAGGGCTGGCCCGGGCGGGCCAGCGGACTGTTACAGACCCATTGCGCGGCGCTGCTCGGCCAGGCGGTCGACGCCGAACACGATCTCGATGAAGTTGACGTGGTCGATCTCGATCCACACTTCGCCGTTCATCGTCAGCTTGAAGTAGGTCAACGACGACTTGACCTTGAACTGGCTGCTATCGCCAACCTTGCCGGTGCCGAGGTCGATCTCGGTGTGCCGGCCGCGTACGACGACCTCGACAGCGTCCATGTCGCCCGTGTCGTCGCGCTGGTAGGCGCCTGCGAAGCGCACCATCGCGGCGGCGGCCTGCGTGACCCCGTACTGCTTCAGGATCTCGCGCATGATGCTGCCGTAGGTCGTCTCCAGCTCGAGCTTCTCATTGCCCAGGTCCAGATCGACAGGGCCGTTCATGCCGCCGGCGCGGTATTCCTCCAGCTTGCGCGTGAGCTTCGGCAGGGTGACTTCCTCGCATTCGCCGACGTGGCTCACGCCGTCGGCGAAGACGTTGAAGTTCTTGAGTTTGCGTGGCATTGCCATGGTGGTTTCCTCTCTTGAATGCCCGCTATCAGCCGTTCACCGACGCGGCGAAGTCCATCAGGTAGCGGTCGGTGATGCGCTGGCGCAGTTGCAGGTTTTCCAGCGGCGGAACCGGCGTGTAGTCGTAGTCGATCCACAGCTTGCCGTCCTTCAGCGTGTCCTTGGTGTTGATGCCGGCATCGACCCAGGCGCCGCCGCCCATCAGGTAGCCGAGGCGCGTCCACTCGCGGAACTTGGCGTTGAGGCCTTCTACGATGTCGCGTGCCAGCGAGGGCGTGAGCGGCAGATCGATAGCCCAGGCATGCGCCTCGGCCATGGTGTCGGCGAGGATCTGCGCGGTGCGGGTGGCACTCTCGAAGGCGAACAGCGGATCCGAGCTGCAGGTGCGCGAGCCCCAGAAGCGGAAGCCCTCGAAGTTGATCAGGGTGGTGACCTCGTTGCTATTGAGGTAGCCGGCATCAGTCGCCGGATCCTGCAGGTCCCAGTAGATGTCCTTCGAGACGCCGGTTACGCCGTTGACCGGGACATTCGAAATCGTCTTGTGCCAGCCCACCGACTCGTCCAGCTTGGCGCGCAGGCCGAGCGCGCGTGCGGTTGCCCACAGGTTGCGCTCGGTATTGTTGGCCGTGTCCCAGCCCACGAAGTCCGGCCACAGCAGCATCAGCTCGCGCTGTCCGAAGTTGTCGCGGTAGGTGGCCGCCTCTTCCTTGGTGGCGCAGCCGTGTGCGCTGACATAGCCGAAGGCGCGCAGCTTCTGGCAGATCGAGGCGAGCGCCGTGGCGACCTCCAGCTTGTCCAGTCCCGGCACGGCTAGGATGCGCGGCGTCACGCCGAAGCGCGTCTTCGCGGCCAGCAATGCTTTCATGCCGGTGTAGCGGCCGGCGGCGTTGGTGGTGCCGATCAGGTTGCTGGTCGTCTCGGCTTCCGTGGCGCCTTCGGCGACACGAACGACGACCGTCATGGGATTGGCCTGATCGGTGATGGCCTCCAGGCTCGCGCGCAGCGTGCCGTGCGTGCCGGCCTTGCCGATGGCAGCCTGCGGGTTGGTCAGCAATACGGGCGTGTCGAGGGGAAACGCCGTGGCATCGGCGTCATCGGCGATGGTCACCAGGCCCGGAATGGCCGTGGCGATGGTGCGGATTGGGCGGGTGCCATCGTTGACCTCGATGACACGTACGCCGTGGTGGTAATCGGTTGCCATGCAGTCCTCCGGGAGATTTGGCAGACGATGGAAAGCATCGTCCCGGTAGGATGCCGCGCACGCGCGTGGCGGTCTGCCGCTTACTGTTGTAGGCAGAAGCGGCACAACGAAAAGCTGAGGACGGTGTGTCTGACGCCCTCGTCGTGGTTGCTTACGCGCCGTCGGGAGCGCTACCTGTTTCCGCTTTGGCCAGGGTCGCAGCCTCGATCGCCGCTTCATCCGGCTGTGCCGGCCAGGTGACGCCAAGGGGGAAGGTCGGGGCAAGTGCCAGATGCTGCAGCTGCAGCAGGAACGACAGCCACGCCTCGTAGATGGCCTTCTGCACAGCGTCGAGCTGCCCAGCCGCGTATGCCTCGGCCTTGCCGGCCGTCGCTTCGTTTGCCAGCACCAGGAGGGCGTCATATTCGGCGCGCGCAGCAGCCTTTGCTGCTTCCTCGGCCTCGACGGCTGCGGCAATGGCTTCTACGTTCGGTTCCTCGGGCCAGTCGGCAACGATGGGGAAGTCGTTCGAGTTGACGACGCGCACCAGGTCCAACTGGTAAGCGGACCAAGCTTTGAAGAGGGCGGTTTCCACGGCGTTCAGCAGGCCGGCGGCATGTGCGTCGGCCTTGCCGGCATTCGCATTCCTGGCAATCGCCATCAGCCGGTCGAACTCCGCCATCGCGGCGGCGCGGGTTCGCTCCGCGACCAGGGACGCGTCGAGCGCCCAGCCTTCAGCGGTCCAGCGGTGCAGCTCAGACGGCCGCGGATCAGGGGTAAGTCCGGCCTCCTGGGGCGTAACGCCAGGCGCGCCCAGCTCGGCCGGCTCGCCGTTTTCGGTGCGGTACAGAATGACCCCTCGGTAATCCGGCAGCATGACCCACGCGTCGTCACGGAAGAACGGCCACTCGTAGCGGTTGCGATTCGGCAACTGAACGAGCGTGGTGAATGCCGGCTGCAGCCAGGTGCTGGGATTGCGCGGGTCCGGATCGGCAAGCGCGCTGCTGATGTACTGGCCAGTATGGCTGTCGTAGTGGTGGATCATCATTTGCTGAAACTCCTTAGAAAGCGCGGATCATGGCGAGCGCGCAAATGTTGCGCGTCCGTACCTCTGCGCCGCCGTCTGCGTTGACAGTGATGGTGTGGTTGTGAGCGCCTGCGTTGCCGATGCCTACGTTATGGCCGTGCGAGCCGTCACCGTTGATTGAGACGCCCGTATAGGCGCCGTAGGTGCCGCGCTGGCCGTACTTCGTCAGGTCGAGCCAACTACCGCCCGACGCCGCGCCTTGGCCGTCCCAGTCTGTTGCCGGCGGTGGCACATCGTAGGTGTGCGCGTGGGTCGGATCGCTGACGCCGTGACCGTGCCAGCCTTGCGCATCAGTCCAGGCCGTATGTGCGTGGTCGCCGACAGCCGTAGCCGACGCGGTGTGCGCGTGGGTCTTGTTCTGGCTGTCCTGGAATACGCCGATGCCTCGGCCAACGTCAGCGCCACGCCCGTCATCCCAAAAGCGCAAGAACTCGCCCCGGTACTCAGGAATGCGGAACGTATTGCTGCCGTCGCCGTGCGAAAAGCATCCCCAGGAACCGGCCAGCCACGCGGCATCTGTAACGATGGCGCCGCTCGCCTGAGCGTAGGCCCACAGCTCGGGGTAGTCGGCACGGTTCAGAAGCGCACCGTTCAGCTTCAAGCATCCGGCGCGCGCGGTGGTGCGTGGCTCGATGATGATTTGGCCGATCGCGGCGTTGAGCAGGGTCGACATGACCCAGGCAGTGGTGGCGAGCTTGCGCGTACTGTCGCCGGCCGGCGGAGTGTCGGCGGTCGCATACCCTGTCACCTGCAGCTTGGCGCTGCTGCCGTCATCGGCAGTGGACCCGATCAGCAGATTGCCAACGTCCGTCAGGATCATCTTTTGCGATCGCACCACGGAGCCGGGGGAGGTGGTCCGGAATTCCAGGTGTGTGCCGCGGGCGGCTGACGTCCAATTCTCGCTGGGACGCGCGTCGATCTGCGCGCCGGCGACGATGCCGGCGCCATCCGAGCCGCAAAAGTTGATTCGGGCAATGTAGTCGCCGGCGAGCACAGCCCCCTGCGTGCCGATGGTGTTGCCGCGGGACTTCCCGATGTTCAGGCCGGCCGGATTGGTGTCATTCGAGAAGCGCGACGTGCTCATGTAGCCGTCGTTCCCGGTTCCTGCATTCTGTACGCCGGCAATGCCGGTATCACCGACAGAAAACTCGGCAGACAAGCCGCGCAGCAGGCGCCCAGCGAAGTGCGACGCGCCGTTGACCTGTAGCAGTTGGCCGCTGTCAGTCGTAGTTCCGATCAGCAGCTTGCCTGCAAGGTAGTTCGAAGCCGAACCGTCCGCGTACACGTTCCACTTATCCGGGCCTGCAATCAGCCGAAGCCTGGCGCCGATCTTGCGCACGATGTTCGAATGTGCGAGGTCATTCACCATGAAGCCGGCGTACTCAGTCACTGTCGCGCTTGCGCCAACAGCAGGCGATGGAGCAAAGAAGCCGACCAGGTTCGCCATCGTAAAAGCGGCATCCTTGACACGCGGCACCGCGCAATAGGTGGCGCCAGCGGAAGTCGTTGCCTCGTTGAACTCGACGTTGTTGTAGATGCCGTACTGCGTAGAGGCGCCACCAGGCACCGTTAGACCGAGGCGGAAAAGAGCGGCAGACGACATTTGGCCGAGGGCCATGTATCCGTCCGCGTTGAACCAGAACGTGCCTACGTAAGAACCGGGCGCGGCCGTCGTGTCGAAGGCAATCGACATCGTGCTGCCGTCCAGCATCAAGCGCGCATTGCGCGTCCCTACGGAGCGGTCAATCAGTTGCACGCCGGGGCCGTAGGATTCAATCGCCAGGCCACCATTCGGACCTGCGGCCGCCTGTGTATTGCCGCCATCGACGATTCGCGCGGTGGGTGCATTGATGGCGTCCCAGCCAGACGTTTGCACGCCGATGACGCCGCCGGCCTTGTCGAACTTGTTGCCGAGCTGGGTTGTGATGGTGGTCGCAAAGTTCGGGTCATTGCCCAGCGCCGCGGCCAACTCGTTGAGCGTATCGAGCGTGCCAGGAGAGGATGCGACCAGGTCGGCGATAGCGCTCGCAACAAATGCCGTGCTGGCCGCCTGGCCGCTGTTCGTGCCCTTGGCCGCGGTTGGCACGATCGGCGTGCCGATAAAGGTCGGGCTGTCGGTAATTGCCAGCTCGAACCACGCCTGCCATACGTTGTCCCGGCGGCGACGGAATACAACGCGGCTGCTGCTGTATGGGAAAAATAGCTGCATTCCGGCGGTGCCATAAACACGATGCAGGACAACGCCGGAGCCGAGGTTCATCGGGATATTGGTTGTGGCGCCTGTCACGTACAGAAGCCCACCAGGCACCGTTGCATCGTCCATGTCGCCGATGCTGCCGGTCGTATCCGTGCCGGCGAACCCAAGAGCCTTGAGGCGAGCGAGCAACTTCTTAGAAGTCACTGCGCGCGCGTCGTCGGTTCCGCCGTCGACCTCGCTTTGCGTCGCGATCTCCAGCAAGCCAGTTCGCGTTTCCGTCGCAGTGCGCGACGCTAGCCCGGCCGGCGTCACGGCGCGCGTTGCATCGGTGCCGGTCTGCGTTTCGGTGTTGTCGGCCAGCTCGACCAGACCGGTGCGGGTCGATGTGGCGGTGCGCGATGCCAGGCCGGCCGGCGTGACGGCGCGTGTGTCGTCGGTGCCTTCCTGTGTTTCGGTGTTGTCGGCCAGCTCGACAACTCCCTGCACGGTCGTCGTCGCCGGAGGGTTCAGGAACGAAGTGTCCCCGAATGTCAGCAACGCGGCATCGATCGTGGTTAGCAGGATATCGGTCGCGAGCAACATCATTGCCGCCGGCGACTTCTCCAGGATCGGAGTGTTCTGGCCGTAGGTGCCCAGCAGGGTCCCGTTGTCCAGGTACAGGCCGAACCCGTACATGGTGTACTGGTCGGCCGAGTTGTCCGTCATGGTGACGTGGACTGTGTCGGGGGCAACGGTATCTCCCGCGACGGTGGTCAGCCGCGGCACGCGCTCGTTCGGTAGCGCGGTCAGGCCGTCATCGTGGATAAATGGGGCGGTAGCAATGCCGACCGACACGACTTCGCGTGAAACGGTGCCGGTGTTGTCCGGGTTGACCAAGGCGGCGCGGCCGGCGCTGGTGAGCTTGAAGAGAAGTCCTGGCATGTCTCAGGCGTCCGAAAGAGAGAGGCGGGTGTAGATGGCAGCGCGCGCGCCGCCGCCGAAGGCGAGGCCACCCTGCGCCTGCAGGCCCTGGGTGACGGTGTAGTGGGCGCGTACGGGCTTGGTCCGGTCGATCTCCGCAATCACGTCTGCGACGAAGTCCGCCGTCGCCGCCTGCCCATCGCGGCCGCTGATGGTCAGGACCAGGGAGAACGTGCCGGGCTGGCCCTTCGGGTTGAGCTGCCACCACTCGCGCAGGGCGATGTTTGCGCCGAAGGCCGCGACGACCTCGCGCACGGCGGCCGCGGTACCGTTTTTGCGTGCGATCGGGATGGCTGCCTTGACGCGGGCGCGCTTGACCTGGTCGGGCCAGTAGGCTTTCCAGGCGTCGACGCCCATGTGCCAGGCGAGCCAGGGCAGCACGGAAATCGGTATCTCGTCGGGCCGCATCAGCGCGCGCAGGGGCGACGGAACGTCGCCGAGCTGGGCATTGGTTTTGGCCAGGTTGCGCTCGAGCGGTGTCGTGTTGCGCGGCAGCAGGTTAGCCATAGATGCCACCGTGCTGAATATCGGTGCCGGTGCAGTAGGTTGCCTGGGTCTGGGTCGCGTTGACGTTGGCCAGCGGCTCCAGCAGCTCGACGCGCTCGACGCCGTCGACGTGCAAGGCGGCGTAGAGACCCGACAGCGTGACCTCGCGTCCGATCCGGTGCGTTTCCGCCGTATAAGCTCCCAGGTGCATGTTGGCCTCGGTAAGCACCACGCCCGAGTCCGGGCCGGGGAACGTGTAGATCTTCGCGCGTACCTGGTAGGGCACGATTTGCGCCGACTGAACCGTGACCTGGTCGGTCAGGGGGCGCACATCATCAGCGCCCAGCACGCCGGCCACCGCGTCTATCAATTCCTGCGGCGCCTGGCCGTTGCCTTCCCGGGAGAGGATCGTCACCACGACTTCGCAGGGCGCCGGGCTGGTCGCCAGGGCGTCAAGGACGCGGCCATCTGCGCCGAGCGCGTGCGAACGGTAGGCGCCGGCAGGGCCAGCCACGGAAAAGCCCTGTGGCGCGAGCTGAACGCGCTTGCGGAAGTCCGTATTGCTCTCCATCACCGCGGCGATCCCGTTCTCGGGATCCGCGGGTGTGATGGTCAGGCGCTCGACGCCGAAGAGCGCACCGAGGTGGTCCAGGTCGGCGTCACTGGCGTAGGCGAGCATGACCGCGCGCGCCGCATCGTTCACCCGCTGGCGCAGCACCATCTCGCGGTAGGCGGATTCCTGCAGCGACTTGACGATCGGCTCGGATTCGAGCTTGAGCGTCGCTTCGACCTCCGCTCGCTCTGACTCGGGATGCAGCGAGACGAAATGCGCCTTTCGCTCGGCCAGCAGCGTTTCGTAGTCGATCACTTCGACTACGTTCGGTGCGGGCAGGCGGGACAAATCGATGGGTGTTGTGGTCATGGGTTGCCTCCACGCAGCGGGATGCGCAGGCTGGTCGCCTGAGCGCGCGGCCCGTCCACCCGCTCGGCTTCGATGTCGATAAAGAGCGCACCATCCGCGCCGGCCTCGAACGACACGCGGGTGACCCGCAGCCGCGGCTCCCAGCGAATCAGGGCCATGACCGAAGCAGACATCGCGCGCAGCAGCGTGGCGCGGTGCAGGGGCTGATCGACCAGCTGCGGCAGCAGCGAGCCATAGTCACGCCGCATCACGCGGGTGCCGATAGGCGTGGTGAGGATGTCGCGTACCGACTGCACGATGTGCTCGCGGTCCGTCAGCGCACGGCCCGTGCTGGCGTTCATGCCGCGGTAGGTCACCGGATGTCCTCCGTCCAGGCGCTGCCGGACAGGACGCCGCCGTGGTCGTGATCGTCCAGTACCACACCGTTGGACGACAGCGCGCCGTCGGTGTGGGTGAGGTTTCCGCGGATCTGCGTGCCGGCGCCGCCGCTGCCACCCTGGCCGGACATGCCGCCCTGATAGGTGAACAGGCCTTCGACGGTGACCTTCCCCTTGAAGATGGTCTGAGGGCAGTCCACCACCACCTCCTGGCCAGCCCGGAGCAGCACGGTATTTACGCCGCTCACCTCCAGCGCGCCGGCTGCGTGGTTGTAGCGCGTGCTGGCCCCGTCCGGGTACAGGGTGACGGTTTCGTCAGCGCTGTGGCTGGGGACTGTGTGTGCGTCGGAGGGCAGGCCCGTCAGGATGATGCCGTTGCGCGGCTCCCCGCTCGGGCACAGCATGACCACCTGTTCGCCGACGGTCGGGGGGTTCCAGGTGCGCGTCGCGCCGGCGCGCTGCTCGAGCCAGGGGAGCCAGTCGGTGGTGATGCCGCCGGTGGCGATGCGCACGCGCGGTGGCGTGCCGGTTTCGACCTCGGCAACGGTGCCGAGGCGAATCAGGTTCTCGATCAGGCGGGCGAGTTCGGTGGTGGAGTCCATGCCCGCCAGCGTGCCGTGCGCGCGCGAGCCCGTCACGCGGCGGGTGTTGTGGCATCAGCCCGTACAACAGCCGGTATCAGGCGGTGAGATGCGCGAGGACGAGTTCGGTGATTCGGTCCACGTCGGCGTCGTCAAAGCCGAGCAGCTCGCGCTGCGGGTACGTGACCTCGAGCCCGGCGCGGTTGACACGGTCACGCAGCCCGAACTGGTGTACCGCAGCGATGCGATGCGCGCGGCCGACAAAGGTCACGACCGCCGTGTCCGGGCTTGCCTCGGTCTTGAGGAAGCGGGTAGTGCGCAGGCGCGCAAACATCGCGCGGCGCACGCGCCCCGGACGCAGCCGCAGTTGCGGTTTGCGCGGTTCATAGGCCGACCCGTCAGGATTGCGCTGCTCGGCGATACGGGCGCCCTGGCGGCGGCGCATCTCCGCGGCCACGGCCCGCGCCAGCGCGCGCTGCGCTGGCGCCTCCAGATTCGACAGCAGGGCGCCTGCCCATGCCTCCAGGGCGCGGAAGTCGTTCATGGCACCACCGGCCGCCACGTGGATGGGTCGTCGTCCTCGTTGACCGGTTCCGGGCGGTGCTCTACCTGGTAGCCGGTCCCACTGACGCGCACAGTGACGCGCTCGGTCAGCGGCAGCTTCAGGGCCAGATCCACGGTGGTGTGGTTGAGGATGTCGGCCTCGAATTTCACGCCATCCTCGCGCTGGGTTGGGCTGAAGAACAGCTCGGGCTGGTTGGCGCGCAGCCAGGCCAGCACCGGCACCATGATCTCGTCGGAGCCGGCCCCAAAGTCGGTTACGATCAGCGTCAGCGTGTATCGGTACTCGAACGAGAGCGTCTTGGCGCCGGTAGCCACCAGTCGCCCTTCGTCCACGAACACGTGCAGCTTCTCAGGGTGGCGGGCCAGATCCGGTACCGCTGCCGTCAGCGCTTCGCGCAGACTGTTGGGCTTCATCATGGCGCAGGTGCCTCCCCAATGATCGTCGCGCCCTGGTCACGCAGCAGCTGCTGCAACGCGCTCAGCTGCTCGGCGTTGGCGCGACAGCTGGTGTAGTTGCCGGCAACGGTGCCGGCGACGGCAGAGAGTGCAATTCCCGAGCCGGCCGCATCAGAATCTCCGGCACCCGGACCGAGCACGGTGCCGGCAGCGGCGGCGTCATGCATGCGGACAAAGCCAACGGGAACAGTGCAAGCGGCATCAGCTTGAGCGGGGACATAGCGCGGGATCTCCTTGATGATGGTGTCGCCCTTGACATAGACGGTCTGCACGCGGTCGACGTACTCGGTCACCTTGATGACGCCGGCCTCGGTGCTGTCGAGCTGTGCCCGGAAGCTGGCGGTGATCGCTTCGGCGTCGCTGGCGCGCTGCTGCGCTGCCTTGTAGCGGTCGGTCATCCAAGCGCCCGTGCCGGCGACGCCCAGCACCAGCACGGCGCCGGCGAGAACGAGAGCCAATGTTCGGTTCATGCTGGCTCCTTTTCTTCGGCGTCATAGCGTGCGAAGGCGCGCGCCAGCTTCACGTCGTACAGGTTGTCCCGGTATGCCGGGCCGTTGTAGAGGCTGGCGAACGTCGGCCATCGGCGCGCCTTGAGCGCCTTGTGCAGCGCTGGGTCGGTCAGGACGAAGCGCAGGAACGCGTCGAGCTGCGTGCTTTCGCTATCGCACATGCACGCCGAGAACGCCTGCACGCTGGCGTAGCCAAGGCGCTCCCAGTGATAGCCCATCACCTGGAACAATCCCCAGCTGGCGGCGGCCAGCGCGCAGGCTTCATCGATCTCGGCGGCGCGGGCGAGCCGCATGTGCTCCGCAGCACCGCCCGCATAGCCGCCGCGCGCGGGCTTGACCAGGTTCGGGAACTGCCGTGCCAGCGCATCGGCGTCGCGACCGGCCGCGCCCAGCTGCCGGTACATGATGTGCCGCTCGAACAGGATCACCGGGCGCCCATCCGGTAGGAAGCCAGAACCGCGGCTCTCCACCTCATTCACCGCCCGCACCGCCGCCAGGGGCACATCCAACCTTGCGGCGGCGCGCTGTAGATCGGCGGCGCTCAGGTGCCGTGGCTGCCGCGTGTCGCGCTGCAGGGCCTGCAGCGTCTTCGGGCCGGCGATGCCATCGACCACCAGGCCGTAGCGTGCTTGCGCGGCCCGCACGGCGGCGAGCGTCACGGCGTCAAAGTCACCTGTCAGGTCGAGCCGCGCGCCGCGCTCGCGCAGCAGGCGCTGCAGCTCGCGGACGTCCGCGCCGACTTCACCGGGTCGCAGGATAGTCATCGCAGGATCTCCGCAGGAATCGGACGAGCCAGGAGCAACCGCCGTCGGTCTCCGTCATGCGGAACAGCTCCACCACATTTCCCCGCACGGCATACACCGCCAGGCACAGCACCGTGGTGATGCCGCTCTGGGCGAGCATCGCCCACTCGTAGCGACCGAACAGCACGCCGATGGTGACGGCGCCCGCCAGCACAATCAGCGCGTAGGCCAGTCGTGCAGCCCAGGGTCGGTGAGCGGCGCCATCGCGCCGGAACAGCAGCAGGCGGATGGCGATCAGCGCGCAAAGCGCCGCCTGAATCATGAAGAGGATCGTCACTTGTTGCCTCCTTGTCCGTTGCCCCGGAAGATCCCGACAAGCCAGTCGCCGTTGCCAGCCAGGCGGATCAGAACCATCAGGAGCTTGACCATCACCGCCGAGGCCACCAGTGCCCCGACGCCATGGCTTACCTCCGCGTCGGTGGGCAGCGCCTTGGCGATCAGCGCCGCGGCCAGCGGTGCGGCAAGGCAGCCGGCCACGATGGACAGCACCAGGAAGGCCAGCTTCTTGGCGGTCGACATGTCGTCGGAATTGAGAGCGAACACCGCAGCGCCGGCGAAGGCACCAAGCACCGTCGCCGCGTCCACGCCTGGCAGCAGGGTGATGGCCCCAACGCCGGTTACGGCAATGGCGGTGGTGGTGCCGGTGGAAATGGGTTCAGCCATGGTCGAATCCTTGGGTCAGTCCCACAGCTGCACGCGCTGAACGGCCGGCTGCGGAGAGGTGTCGGGCAGGTCGATGACCGTACCGTGGGGGAGGACCGGACCGAGATCGGCCAGGCCGGGATTGGCCGCAAGCACGGCCTCGGTGACGCCGGCGGTGCGCCCGTAGACGCGCTGGCATACCGCGTCGACGGTGTCGCCTTGCAGGGCTCGCACGCGCATCAGATCAGCTCCACGGTGCTGCGGGTGATGCCGAGCAGGTCGCTGATGGCCCACCGGGCGTCGCGGCGCAGGTCATCCACTGCCTGCAGTAGCGCCTCCGCGGCCTTGTTGCCGGACGCGGTGGCGTCGTAGTCGCGGTATCGCTCGATCAGCCCGGCGCGCGCCTGGCAGTACAGCGCACGCAAGTAGCGGTGCAGGTTGGCGGACTTTCCGTCGATCTGCGCGGCCGGTACCGCCTGCAGGGAGGCATGGCCGGCGGCCTGCTGGCCGGCCTTCCAGGCGTCCAGTTCCGCGTTGACCGACAGTGCCGCCTCGACCAGGGCCGCGCGCAAGCGATCCGGTGTCACAGTGCCGTCCTGGCGCATCGCGGCCAACGCCTGGTCAACCTCGATGTCCGGGAAGAAGCCATCGTTGACGATCAGGTTCTGGCCGGCGCTCGCTGGGGCGGTGGCGATGAAAGATGACATGGGTTCGCTGGTCGTGGAGGCGGTGGACGGGGCAACCTGCAGGGTTGGCCGGCGCGAGGCCGGTGCGCCCCTCGGATGCCCCGTGCCGCCTGATGCGCGGGGTCACGCTCGGTGTCAGCCGCGGCCGTCGCCCTCCTTGGCGCCGGCCGGTGCTGCGTTCTTGATCTCGCGCTCGAGGCGCTCGATGTCCTTCTTGACGCCGACCTTGTCATGCAGCTCCAGGGCGCGGCGCAGGTTGCGCAGGGCGAACTCGCGCCGGTCCTGCTGCCGGTCGGGTGCCGTGGTGTCGACCAGGGCAGCGTGCGCGTATCCAATGGCTTTGTGCAACTTGGCGCGCACCTCGTCGGGCATGTCCTGGTCGTGGACCAGCGCGCCGATCTCGCCCAGGGTGTCGACATCGACCGACTGTCCGGCCTCCACGGCCTTGATCGTCATGGTGGAGTACTCCTCCGCGATCAGGCAGGCGGTGGTGCGCTGGTACTGGTCGGGCATCACCAGGCCATGCCGGATGGCGTAGCGCGCCAGTGGGAACGCGCCGGCGAAGTCGCCCACGTCGATGTGCCAGACCATCACCGACATGAAGACCTCGTCTTGCACACCGGTGTCGGCCTCCAGCACCCCTTGTACCCAGGCTGCATAGGCGGGCAGCATGGCGCGCTTGGCGTCGGCCTTGCGCTCGATCGACTGGATCTGCTTGAGCTGGCGCTTGTGCTCGGCCAGCTGCGCCAGCATCAGCTCATGGCCGGAGGCGTGGCGCAGGGGGTTGTCGGCCTCGGCCGAGGCTGCCACCCGCTGGGCGCTCACGCGCAGGAAATGGTTGCGGGCGGGGCTCGTCATGCCTGTGCCACCTCGATGTTCTCGGCCATCGCGGCGCAAGCCAGGTCCTCGACCACGTATGCGTCGTTGTTGGACTCGTAGTTCTCGATGCGGTCGCGCTTGGCGTTGTCGACGATCGTGCGGCGGCGCGAGCCTTCCTGGTAGTAGATCGACAGGTTGTCCAGGCGCGTGACCAGCAGCGCATCGGGCGGGAAGTAGGGCACCCGCACCGCAGGCAGGTTGCCGATGCGCTTCTGGCTCATGATGATGTCCGCTGCCAGCTTCTGCGTCGGGTCGCGGTCCTTGTTCAGCAACGGGAAATACTTGTCGGCCAGCAGCTGGCGACCGCACACCACCACCAGGTCGGGATCCTCGGCATACCACGGCGCCACCAGGTGGCTGCACATGTCGAACACCAGGGCGTCGAGGCTGGCATAGTCGCGTGCAGCATCGGTGTCCGGGCCGCCCACGACAATCTTGCCGACGGCCTTGCCTTCCTTGATCACGCGCTCGGGCGCTTCCTCGCGCAGATGCTGCAGCCAGCCCTTGTTGACGTCCTGCAACATCGGATTGGTCGCGCGGTTGGACGTGGCGGCGCGGCTGACGCCGTTGAAGCCGATCATGATCCGGTCCAGCGCCTGGCGCCGCAGGATGGCGTCGCGGATCCGTGTCTGGAAGTCGGGGAACTTGGCCCATGCATCCAGCATGCGATAGGTGATGTGGGTGTCCGAGTTGGTCTGCTCGCAGCGGTAGCGGCGGTCATCCAGCGATGCGATATCGCTGGTCTGCCGGTCCTGTGCCGCGGTGTCGGTGGTGCTGGCCACCGGGCCGGACACGCCGAGACCGATCTTCTCGCCTTCCTGCTCGGTGACACCGTAGACGTTGATCCGACCGAGGAACTCGCTGGATTCCTGCACCTTGGTTTCCAGCTTTTGCTGGACGCTGGGCTGCACGCTGAACTTGCGGTCCACGCGCTCGACGCCGTTGATCTCGGCGACTTTGGCTTCGTATGCCGCGTACAGGCGGCGGGTATCGTTGCGCATTGAGTTGGCTCCGGGATGGGTGGTGTTGTCGCTGTCCGGCGGCCGGCTCAGCAGTCGGTTTCGATGACGGTGCCGTCGCCACCGGTGGCGGGCGGGCGGCGGGTGAAGTCTTCCTTCTTCTCCAGCGCGCCCCTGAGCGTGCTGAATTCTTCCTTGCCCTTGGCCTGATCAGCCTGCAGGGCATCCAGCCGCTTCGTCACGCCATTCATGGCCTTGGTGAAGGTTTCGCCCAGCGTCTGCACTTCCTTGGCAACGGTCTGTACGGCTTCCTGCGTGTCGGCATGGCGGGCATCGTTCCCGGCTTCCGACTTGTCCTGGCGCGCGAACAGTTTCTTGATGCTCGCCGCAAAGCCGGCGGCGGGCACGGAGACGGCGGTCTCGGCGGTGAAGTCCAGTTCGACGGCGACAGCTTCGGAGAAGAGGTTGTTCGGATCCTGCTTGCGCTCGGCCAGGGGGTTGGCCTTCGCCTTGGCGCTGAATTGCAGCATCTCGCAGCCCAGGCTTGCCGGGTTGTCGGTAACAGCCAGGCCGACCAGATACGCTTCACCGGAGTCGGCGAAATCGGGATTCACTTCCATCGAGCAGAAGACCTTCTGCCGCGCTTTGTTGAAGGCGATCAGTTCGGCCGTCGGGTCGAGTTGCGCATACAGGCGCATCTTGCCGCCTTCCTCTGCGGTCTTGAGCGCCAGCACGTCGCCATATGCTTTGAACGGGCCATCGGGCACGATGCCGCGGATGTGTTCCAGGTTGATGCGTGCCCCGTAGGTGTTGGGGTCATAGCTGGCCGCCATCTGCACCAGCATCTCGCGGTCGATCACGCGGCCGTCGCTGGTCGCGCCTTCGGTGGCAATGCGGAAAAACTTCGGATTCTTGCCGGCCATGGGTTCCTCATTGGTGGTTCGGTCGTGCTGCCATCTTGGGCGGCGTGCCGCGCGCGGGCAACGCTGGGCTGTTGTGGGCATCCCTGGCACAACATGGGCGACGTGGCACGCGCGCGCGCGACCGGTAGCGTTGCGGCATGACTACGCTTCCCCCGCTTTCCCTGCACTCGTTCGACCCTGAAATGGAACCGCGGCGCATCGCGCGCACGCTCTATTGGCAGGGCTATCGCGTCGCGCGTATCGCCGAAATGCTGGGCGTCAAGCCGGTGACCTTGCACAGCTGGAAGCGCCGCGAGGGATGGGACAAGGTGGATGCCGTGGAACGCATCGGCACCAGCATCGAGGTACGCATGGCGCAGCTGGTGGCGAAGGAGATCAAGGAGGGCAAGGACTACAAGGAGATCGATTTGCTGGGCCGGCAGATCGAGCGCCTGGCGCGCGTGCGCCGCTACGAGGACAGCGGGAACGAGGCAGATCTCAACCCGAAGGTGGCGAACCGGAACAAGGGGCCGCGCAAGAAGCCCGAGCGCAATGCGATCAGTGATGAAGAGCAGGAGCAACTGGTCGACGCCTTCTTGGATTCGATGTTCGCCTATCAGCGCGTCTGGTATGAGGCCGGCCTGGTCGAGCGTATCCGCAACATCCTGAAGAGCCGGCAGATCGGCGCCACCTGGTTCTTTGCCCGCGAAGCGTTCATCGACGCGCTGACCACCGGCCGCAACCAGATCTTCCTGTCAGCCAGCAAGGCGCAGGCCCACGTTTTCAAGCACTACATCATCCAGTTCGCCAAGGACGCCGCCGGGGTCGAGCTGAAGGGTGATCCGATCGTGCTGCCCAACGGCGCCACGCTGTACTTCCTCGGCACCAACGCGCGTACGGCACAGAGCTACCACGGCAACCTTTATCTGGACGAGTACTTCTGGATCCAGCGCTTCCAGGAGCTTCGCAAGGTGGCCTCCGGCATGGCCATCCATGCGAAGTGGCGGCAGACGTATTTCTCAACGCCATCGAGCCTTGCGCATGAGGCATACCCGTTCTGGTCCGGCGCGCTGTTCAACCGCGGCCGGAGGAAGGACCAACATGTGCAGGTTGACGTCAGCCACGCCAATCTGCTCGCGGGTCGGCATTGCGCCGATGGCCAGTGGCGCCAGATCGTGACCGTCGAGGACGCCGTGCACGGTGGCTGCAACCTATTCGACCTGGAGCAGCTGCGCCGCGAGTACAGCGACGCGGACTTCGAGAACCTGCTGATGTGCGGCTTCATTGACGACACCGCATCGGTGTTCCCGCTGTCGATGCTGATGCGGTGCATGGTGGACAGCTGGGAGGTGTGGGATGACTTCCGGCACTGGTCGCCGCGGCCACTCGGCAACCGCGAAGTGTGGGTCGGCTACGACCCTAACGGCGGGGGCGGGGACAGCGCGGCGCTGGTCGTCGTCGCGCCGCCGCTGGTGGCCGGCGGTAAGTTCCGGGTGTTGGAGAAACACCAGTTCCGCGGCATCGACTATGAAGAGCAGGGCGCCGCCATCCTCAAGGTCTGCGATCGCTACAACGTGACCTATATCGGCATCGACCGCACCGGCGTGGGTGATGCCGTCTACAAGGTGGTGCTCAAGGCGCGCCCCGACGCGCAGGGCTTTACCTACTCGGTCGACGTAAAGACCAGCCTAGTGCTCAAGGCCACTGACGTGATCAGCAAGGGCAGGCTGGAGTTCGATGCTGGCTGGACGGACTTTGCCGCGTCGTTTATGTCGATCCGCAAGACCACCACCGCCGCGGGCGGCCGCGTGACATACCAGGCCGGCCGCTCGGAAGAAACCAGCCACGCCGATCTGGCCTGGGCGTGCATGCACGCGCTGGCCCATGAGCCGATCGAGGGCGTGACCACCACCAACACCAGCATTCTGGAGTTCTCATGACCCGCAAGAAATACCGCGGCGCGTCTAATGGCGCCGCCGCTGTGACGGCCGAACCGGCGCGCACCGCCTCTGTGGAGGCGTTCAGCTTCGGCGATCCGGTGGCAGTCCTGGACCGCCGCGAGCTGCTCGATTACGTGGAATGCATGCGCGTCCGCGACTGGTACGAGCCGCCGCTGCCGTGGGATGGCCTGGCGCGCAGTTTCCGTGCCGCCGTGCACAACAGCTCGCCGATCTACGTGAAGCGCAACATCCTGGTCTCCACCTTCATCCCGCACAAACTCTTATCGCGCTCGGCGTTCGCACGCTGGGTGCAGGATTTCCTGGTGTTCGGCAACGGCTATCTGGAACGGCGTGACAACGTGCTGGGCCAGCCCGTCGGACTGGAACCGGCCATGGCCAAGTACGTGCGCCGCGGCGTGGATCTGGAGACCTACCACTTCGTGCAGAACTGGCAGGACAAGCACACCTTCAAGGGCGGTAGCATCTTTCACTTGCTGGAGCCGGACATCAACCAGGAGGTGTACGGCCTGCCGGAGTACCTGTCAGCACTCAATGCCACCTGGCTCAACGAGTCTGCGACGCTTTTCCGCCGACGCTACTACAAGAACGGCAGCCACGCTGGCTTCATCCTGTACATGACCGATGCCGCGCAGAAGCAGGAGGACGTAGACACCCTGCGCAAGGCGCTCAAGGAGTCCAAAGGGCCAGGCAATTTCCGCAATCTGTTCATGTACGCGCCAGGTGGGAAGAAGGATGGCATTCAGCTGCTGCCGGTGTCGGAGGTGGCCGCCAAGGATGAGTTCTGGAACATCAAGAATGTGACCCGCGACGACCAGTTAGCCGCGCACCGCGTGCCACCGCAGTTGATTGGGATCATCCCGAACAACACGGGCGGATTTGGTGACGCTGAGAAAGCGGCAATGGTTTTCGCCCGGAATGAGGTCAAGCCGCTGCAAGATCGGTTGATGGAAGTGAATGATTGGATAGGGCGGGAAATCGTGCGCTTCGAAGACTATCAGCTCTAAGTGGCCGTCCGCTGGGCACTCGATTCGGTTGTCCAGATAGACCAAGTCATCGATTCGGCGTAGAGCTCAAGAAGGTCCTGAGTCGGCATGTCTTTGTAGTCGTTGAACGTTGGCCAGCCGGAGATCCTTTCCAGCAGCTGTTCACGCGTGAGGCCTTTATGGGTGTCAAGGAGCCACATGAACATCTCGAGCGGATCCTTGATTGTGCGGCCTGCTGAGGAGTCGATTCGCCCAAAGAAGGTTGTGGGATGTCTTTTGTAGGCGCGCAGCTCTGCGTCAGAAAGCGGTGTGTTCACGATAAATTGTCTTCCATCTTCCAACTGGTAAATTCCGGCTGCCGCCTGGTCCGCTTCCATCACCACTGCCTGGACAAGCCTCCCTTTGGCCCAATCACCAGACGGGCTTGTCGGAATGTCGTACCAGTTGCCAACAGTTAGACGCGTCTGACCTTCGCCGAAAGCGACCTCGGGATCCTGACCGTCAAACGTCGCAGGCACCCCACTGTGATCGCGCATTGAGTCGACCAGGTTGTGGATGTCTTGATGCCTTTGCAAGGCTGAATATGCCTGTCGCAGCGAATGGAACGGTGTGTCCAGCTTGAATTCCGGGATCTGGAAACCCTCGCCGAGCACGACGGTGCGTCTCACCTCGCCATCTAAGTCTTGCTCTGACGGCGTATTCGTCAGGAACACATAGGCCGGCGGAAGCGGTTCCCCATGAAGAGAACGGCCTTCGAAGCGACGTAGATCCTGCAACGCGTGCCGCATAAAATCCGGCAATGTGTTGCCTTTCTGATTGTCAGGCACGCCAACGTCGAGAAAGACAATCCTAGGGTATGCCGCTTGCTTTCGAAGCGCCTTCTGAAGCCGCTTGCCGAGCCTGAATTTCAGTACACCTGTTGCGTCGCCGCGGTTGCGGTGTTTTGCCTCTACCGAGTACTTGTTACCACTTGCCTTGCACGTCGCGACGAACTCACAATGAGTGGTGGCGCGGTCGTCTTCATCCTCGAACTCGATATCGAATCCCGCGCGGATCATGGCGGCTGCCACATAGGCTTCGTATCGGGCGCCGGGAAACATGTCCGGATTCTTGAGTCGGCCGACCAACTTTCTCTGGAGTTCGGCGTTGTGGTCCATCGCATAGAGATCATATGCCAGGCGTAACCATGCAGCTGCTGCGCCATTCGCTTCTGCTTGCTGTACCCGCTTTCCATCGAGCCCAGATCGCTGCTGTAGCCTACAGAGGCTGTCATACCACTGAAGAATGGGGTGTCTATCACCCAGTGGTTTCTTCAACTCAGCGTTGCCCCAAGCAGGCTCGAGCACGCCCATAAGGTACGAGCCTAGGAAATCGTGGAAAGTTTTCCCTTTGATGTGATAGATCTTGTTCCGTACAGCGACGACTTGACCGCCGGCGAACTCGGTGCTGATGATCGGTCTACCTAGGCCCTGCTGCGCTATACGCTGCGCTTCCTTTGCCTGGTGTTGTGCTTGCATTTCAGCAATGGCTTTCGCAAAGTCGCCAATTGGGATGTCGCGGTGCTGGGCCGATGCTATTGATCCGTGGCAGCGCTTGTACTTCTTCCCGCTTCCACATGGGCAGGGTTTATTGCGTCCCACTTTTGATATCACAGCAGCCGCTCCTTGGTAGAAGGTTCGCTGCGAATTCTTGCACACCGCTTCGCACAGTGCGACCTGTTCTAAAACCTGGTCGCCGGTAAGTCGTTGACGGCCTCCCATAGTCGCGCGTAGAGCGCCTCTATCCCTTTGGATTCCTGCACTACCTGGTCACCAACCACCACGCCCGCGTGGCGCCACGCTTTCGAGCTGGCAGAGGCATCCGGGCACGGCGCCTCATTTTTGCCGCGACCTCGGACCTTGACCCTTGGCGCGCGGTGGAGACCCCGCCTCACCCGCCCGCTTCATCGAGTGGTTTTTATGCGCCTGCATAGACGGCCCAGCGTGGCCCCAGTACTAGCGCCGCGGACAGTTGGAAGGGTGCATCGATCTATGCGGATTTATGCACCTTGGCACGCACCGACCGGCATACCGACGGTGCTCCTCTGCCTGGCGTGCGTCTGGGAGCCCTCCACCGCCAGTGGCGTCATTGGCAAGTTGAGGATCGGGTGGGGGTCGGGAACAAGGTAACCTTGGTAACCAGTCCCGAAAATCAGCCGTAAGTCTTTGATTTATAAGGGGCCGGGTAGTTACCTTGAAAAGGTAATCTGAGGTAACCAAAAAGGTAACCTTTCGCTAAGTCTTTGATTTTATTGAGGATCGGATTCTATGAAGGTTACCTTTTGAAAAGGTAATCTGGTTACCCTAAAGTTACCCCGCTATTACCTTTTTGCTGGATCCCGCAATCCCTTATCTGGCAAGGCTTTGCGGGCGATTTCGGCGCCTAGGTTACCAAGGTTACCTTTTTCCCGACCCCCCACGAATTTTAGCCGCACCCTTTGAATATACTGTGTTTTTATACAGTGGTTATTCCCGACGGACGATTGATATCCCGACGCTCACAACAGCATTCTTGGGCGCAAGAGGTGGTCGACGGCGGCGAGACCGACCCGCGGCCGCGGCGCGCGGCTGGTCACCATTTCCTGCCGCCTCTGACGATTGCTGAGATGCGCTCCGTGTACCGGCGCAACAGGACACCGGAGGTGCGTGCCACTGTATGACAGCAAGTTGACCAGTTCGGCCTACCACATCATCCTTGGGGCGCTGCGGCGCGAGCTGCCCGAGGAACCGTGCCTGCACGTCGACGTGCGAGGCCGCAACGAACTCAGGGCAGAAGAGGTTTTCGACAACGTAGATACGGCTATCGCCCGAGGTGGCCGCCGGCGCCAGGGATGACTGGCCAAGAGACGCTTATGAGTACGAACTACGCCCCCGTACAGCAGCAGTTCCTGCGCGGTGTGTTCGGCGTGGAACCGGCCCCGCGAGCACGAGCTGCCGCCAAATGAAAAGCGCTGTTCGGAGCCCAATGAAGGAAGAGCATGCATTCGCAGCGTCACGGATGATTGAGCGTAATTCACCTCCGCCGTGTCGCACTACCAATATGGGAGAAAACAATGAGCTATGACGCGACAGACGCAGCGATGGACGAGATGTACGACCGCATCGCTGAGGAACTCTATCCCGAGCACAAGCAGCAGGCTCTAAACGAGTTCACAACGGAACGCCTCTGCTCTTACTACCTATCCAATCCGATGGTCATGCAACCCGCGGTGGAATCGCTTCAGGAAGCGCTAAAGCTTCGGGGAAACGGACACGCCGCTGCGGCCGTGGTGTACTGCGCAACTACGATCGAACTATTCCTGAAGGCAACAGTTTTACAGCCCGTCGTGCATGGGCTCATACATAGTCCCGCCTTGGCAGACGTCATAGTTAAGTACGCCGTCGGGCAGACTGGTTTTGACCGATATCGCGCACTATTGTCCCGGCTGTTTGAAGAACTGGCCGGCATAGAACTTGCGCAAGTGGCACGCGAAGGGGTGAAGGACGCTCTTATCAACGAGAGTCGCAAGGTTCAGGAACTTAGAAACGAAATTATTCATAAAGGCATCCGGTGCGAAGCTGCTGCCACAGATCACGCCATTGACGTCGCGGCTGCGGTTTATCACCAGATCGTTATGCCGATGCTTTGTTCGCTGGGTCTCACAGTGGGGGAGAAGGGGCGCATCGGACGAAGGCCGTCGCAGTAAAAGGAAAGGGAAAGGAAAAAAAAGGGCCCTAAGGGCCCGCAGATCTTGTCTCAATTCCTAATGGGGTCTCGCTCCATCCGAATGGGGCGAATGCGCTTCAATTTGCTCGCCAAGCGAATCTATCAGTTTCCCCTCGTCTTCCTCAAGAAAGATCTCCATCGGAACGCTTTGGACATTCTTAAGAATACCAACCGCGCGATGGAAGGCATCATTTAAATCTGGTGAGCTTGGCTTTGCTAATAGTAGGTAGATTTTGAACTTCTCAGAAGCATCGCTCACTCCGACAATCTCGCCGGCGCATTTCTGTGCCTTTTCACGAATCGAATCGGCCGCCACCAGATCAAAGGAGACTGGCTCTACACAATGCCATAGACCGTTTTTCCAGGCGAGATCGAATTTCACGTCATCGTTTTTCCCGTGAATAGTCTTCTCTTCGAAGTAGGAAAGGAGATGGCGCTTTTCTAATTGCTTCTTGAACGAGCGCCAAACATCATCGTCGGTTCGTCCAAGCTTGCCTTTGACTCTGTCGTATTTGCCGGCATAACGCTCATAGAGACGCGCGAATGTAGCCTCCGTGTCCGCACTCAGGCCGGAAGAAATCGTACTCCATTGCAGGCCGCTGTCGTCTTTCGGCACTACGGACATGAGTATTTCTTGGAGTCCGCTTTCGCGCGAGTCAAGCTCTAAAGGAGCTTCGTAAGCTTTTCTCACGGATTCAAACCTCTGGGTAACGCCACGAATCACCGTCCTAAACGAGCTGTGGGACACGTCCGGAAGGATTTCGCTGATTCGGCCGAGAGATTTCCGAAATTTGAAATGTACGCGCTTTTCCCGAGGTGAAAGTAAAACCACCCCGACGTTAACAAATTCGCCGGTGGCAATATCGTGGATATAGCGAAGAACAGAATAAAAATAAGGAGTGCGTGCTTTCAT